CTGCTCCCGAGGATTCTCTGCCTATCACCGTCGCAGCCAAGCCCCGCATCCGCGAGAACAGCAAGCAGGCCACGGTAATCAAAATGCTTCAACGCCCTGAAGGCGCCACCATCCCCCACATCTGCGAGTCCACCGGATGGCAGGCCCACACGGTGCGAGGTGCCTTCGCCGGTGCATTCAAGAGGAAGTTGGGCCTCAATATCGTCTCTGACAAAGCCGAAGGCTCTGATCGCGTTTACCGAATAGTTTGATCAGACCGATGGCTCGACCACTGATGCCAAGTTCAATTCGGAGTGGTCGGCAGCAGAACCCTGCGTATTCTGTACAAGTTCATTGAAGGACCGCCCACCTTGCTCCAAGGTGGCTTCTTTTCCGGTCCAATCCTGCCAGCGGCGCACGATCACATCAACGTACTTTGGATCGAGTTCAATCAGGCGCGCTGCACGGCCAGTTTTCTCAGCCGCGATCAATGTGGACCCGGATCCGCCAAAAGGGTCCATCACGACGTCCCCCGCCTGACTTGAATTGCGCAATGCCCGCTCCACCAACTCCACGGGCTTCATGGTCGGGTGTAAATCATTCTTGTGGGGCTTCTTGATCTGCCATACATCGCTCTGATCACGATCCCCGCACCAATGGCGCGTTGCTCCTTCGGGCCAGCCGTACAAAATGGGTTCGTACTGGCGCTGGTAGTCCGACCGACCCAGCGTGAAGGTGTTCTTCGCCCAAATGACAAATGTGGACCACTTGCCACCAGCCTCGCGAAAGGCCGCTTGCAGCACGTCGAGTTCACTGGATGACATGGCCACGTAGATGGCGCCATCACAGTTCGCTATCGTGGGCGTCAATGCCGCCAGGAGAAAGTCGTAGAAGCCGTCGCCCAGGTTGTCGTTCAAGATCGCACGGTTCTTGCCACGCATCTTGTCCTTCGCGGTATTGGCGTAGTTGACGTTGTAGGGCGGGTCGGTAAACACCATGGCCACCTTGGCACCCTGCAGCAATGACACGTAACTGTCTGGTTGGGTTGAGTCCCCACACACCAAGCGATGACTGCCCAGCAGCCAGACATCCCCTGCTTTGGACACCGGGGTGACCGGTACCTCTGGCACCGCGTCGTCATCGGTATTGCCCTCTACGCCTTCGCCATCGGGGTCACCAAACATGGCTTCCAGATCAACATCATCAAATCCCGTCAGCGCCAGGTCGTACCCGGCGCTGGTCAAGTCGGCGAGTTCGAGTGCCAGCATTTCCTCGTCCCAGCCCGCATCCAACGCCAGCCGGTTGTCGGCGATCACGTAGGCCCGCTTTTGATTCACTGACAGGTGGGCGAGTTCGATGACCGGAACTGCGTCCAGGCCAAGTTTGCGCGCAGCAGCCAATCGACCATGACCCGCAATGATGCCGTTGTCGCCATCTACAAGAATGGGGTTGGTCCAGCCAAATTCCACGATGCTGGCTGCAATCTTGGCCACTTGGGTCTCGTTATGGGTCCTTGGATTGCGCGCATAGGGAATGAGGGCAGCCACCTGGCGATACTCGATGCCCAAGGACACAGGGTTGGTGTTCATTAATGGTTTCCGGAGACACCCAGTAAATAGCCGCCACAGGCATCGCCTGAGGTCGAGCATTTAGATGGGTGAGATTCAGCGGTGCAAACCGCAAACCGTGCAAACCTAGGTTTGCACTCTGTCGCTAGGGGACTCTTGCGCTCGCTCCCCCCGCATTGCATTTTGGCGAGGGAGGACCCGTCGAAATCCCGGGGCGCTTGCCTTCACTTCAACTCAGTTGAGAGATGGCCGACGGATCAAACAAAACGCCTGCATGGCGCGAACCGTGAAGGCGTAATTTGAGTGATTAGCGCAATAGTAGGTCGTCGATATATACGCGTCAATGGGTTATTTGACAATTTATCGGGAGTGACCGTAATGCACTGCGAGCACCCCTAATGCGCCAACCAAAATCCCCTTGGCTTCGTACTGATTGAGCGGGCGACCGTTCCAACCTTCTACTGCCGACCACTCGCGCACACTTCGCCCGATACCCGCAACGTGCCAGACTGCACAGCCACCTGGACTACTGATGCCACCCACTGCATCCAGTGCTTCACCCAGATGCTTGCGTGCCCATGCACAGCGCTCGGTCATGGAGTCTCGCCACTGGCCACCAGGGATGCGATCCATGGGAGCCGACCCAGCCGCACTGAGTTGGGCCGCGACGAACGTGCGTGAGAACTGCTGGCCAGCATCATGCATCGCCTGCGTAATGGAGCCGTTGCGCAGCATCAGTCCCAGCGAGTCGATGGTGCGGAAGTGTTCTGTGCGGTAAGTCGTACCTTCTTCTCCCTGGCTTACCCACTCGGCCACGCGACCGCCGGGCAGACTCACCATGTCACCAGCACGCAAGGGTTGAGCATTGGCTTTGCTACCCATGCTTGACAGCCTCCGCGCCAGCCTGAGCCAGCGCACAGTGCAGCAAGGCCAACGCATCCGCCTCGTTGTCGTCCGTCACCGGATGACCCAGCGACCGGATGGCAGCGATAACCTCCGCCTTGCTGGCGTTGCCCTTACCAGTCGCATGGCGCTTGATGGTTCCTACCGGGACACCTTGGTATGGAATCTGGTGGTGCTCGCACCAGGCAGTGAGTGTGGCCAGCATGCCACCATAGACGTGCGCGGCATCGACACCGAGGTGGCGCCGCACTTCCTCAAAGTACAGCGCGTCGATGCCAGGCGATGTGCCAGTGCGACACACGGTATCCCTCAGGTCATCAAGCCAGCATCGAAAACGCAGATAGCGCATCCCGCCACCTTCAAAGCGTTGGGACTTGAAACTCACGAAGCCGTGGGCAATCGGACCTTGCGCTGAGCGCAATGCCCAGCCTGTAGTGGTACCAAGGTCCAGCGCCAGAATGTTTGTCTTTTGATCGGGATGATCAGGATTAGCGGAATTCATCGGGTCGGTTCCTCCAAGGGTGCTGTTAGGCGACCTGGAGGAGCACCGGCACCACCGGGTCAGGGTGGGTGCGGCTCCTGCATGTCCAATTCACTTCGGTTTCGTGGCCAGTTCTGGGCTGGCGACTTTCTTCAATACTTCATCTTTCAAATGTGGAGTCTGGGTCTGGGTGTTCTTATTTCAATACTTCTTCTTTCAATCTATATATACCGATGACTCTCTGCCCCTACTCTGCCTCACCCGCTTTCGCGCGCGCGAGACTTTGGGTGTCTAGGCCCCCTTTTATTTATTTGTGTATCTGGGGCACTGCAATTGAAAGAAGGTCGAAAGTGAAATAAGTCCATCAGCCTTCTGGCGCGCTGGCATCCACCAGCCTGATCCACTGGGTTGGCCTGCCCCCAGTGGGCATGGCACTCACATCAACCAGCCGCGCGTCCGACAAGGTCCTGAGTACCCCATCGCGCTGGCGGTGGTCCATGAACTGGGTTCGCCGTGTGAAGTCACTTTTCGACATGCCCTTGACACCAGCATCGCGCAATATTTGCATCGCCCGCTTGTGGTTGGACTCAACCTGGTTCTCTGACACCCGTGCGGACGCCTCGCGGATCGTCAGTTCTGCACAGTGGCGCGAGAGAGCAATGCCCCAGTGCGCATCGTGGTCCTCGATTTGCGGGTTCACTGCATCACGCGAAACCGCCCGGATGAGGGCCAACTTGGTGGCGTTTTCCTCTATGCGCGCCAGGATCGATGAATAACCGGTGCCACGGGACAGACGCAGCCGCCCCAGCAATTCCTGATCCAACTGGCGAAATGCATCTCTGGCCAAAGTGGACATCGGCACGACGCGTGGGTCGACCAGCACCTCGTCCAGGGCGCCCACATCCGTGAGGTTGCCGTTGAGTTGCCCGCCGCCCTGGTGAATCAGCAGCAACCGATCTATCAGATCCTGGGGTGGATCGATGGTTCCAAAGGTCTCGTTGCTGTCCGGAAAATCATCCTCGCTCTCCATGATCAGAAATCGGGCGAGCGATCCATCGGCCACATTGGATGCCTGCAACGCCTGCCAGAAGTGCAAGGGTGTGGTGGTTCCATAGATGCATGCGCAAGGCTGGTGGATGGCACGGTGCGCATTGTTGTTCTGGTTGCTGGCGTACTCGATGCCAAAGTACGTGGTGCCTGCAGTGGTGTACAACTCAGTCAGCAAGTCCAGGATCTCGCAGACATAGCGCGGAGAACGCTTACGGTCCGCGGCAGCCGACAGAAACATCCCGAACTCATCCAACTGAAACAGGATGGCGGGCTGGCGCTGGATCGCGGTCAATAACCCGGAGCCCGAAGCGATCTTGTTGCCCCCGAGGTACTGAAGCAGGCCTGCCTTGCGAAACAACTCGTTGATCACCACCCGGCTGTGATTCTTGCCCGCACCACTTTCTGCAATGCCGACCACGTACAGGTTGGACCGGGTATTACTTTCGGTCCGGTATTTGCGCCCCATCAGCGCGCCGACCGCGCACAGACTGGCACCCAGCGCCAGCACAGGCTGAGGACGTTTGGCGGTCATTGCCATCAACGCCATCATGTCAGCGATCACCCCACCCACCTGGCTCCACCCCTGCGGTAATGGTTTGGGCGGCGGGATCACCATATGAGCGTTGGCATCCAGAACAATCGGGTCAGTGGGCTGCAAAGCCTGCAGTAACTGGCGCGCCGGGTGATGGCCATTCACTTCAATTTCACCATTGAGTTGGAGTTCCGGCTCTGGTTCCCACCCGCTGTCGATCGCCAACTTGTAAATGGTCCCCGCGCCAATGCGTTGTGGCGCGAAACTTTGCCAACTCTTCGCGGTGGTCTTCTCGTCGTTCTTGTGCGAGCTTGCCGACCACTTTTCAAAAAGAGGCCATCCGGGAGCGCCCAGCGCCCCCTTGATCGCCATGCCCACGCGAACCCAACTGTCATAGTCCAGGTCGGCGTTCACGATATGGGCCAGTGCTGCAGCTATTGCCTCTTGCGTGCCCCGCTTGTCAGCCGGTGTCACTGCCGCAGAAGGTGATTGCAGCCCGACACCCAGGGTTTTGGGACGCAATTCTTGCGGCACCAGTGCATAGGCAGCCTGGGCAAACTCCCTGGCTTTCTCCTGGGTAATAACGGGCAACTCATCCAACTTGAGGTCCGCAAGGGTGTGATCAGGCCAGTCGTAGGGCTTGCCGGTATCAGGATGGATGCCATAGGCAATGAACTGCTGTCCCAGACCAAGCACTTCAATGGGTGGGTACTTGAAGCCACCAAATGGCTGGTCGGCCCGGTAGACCAACAAGCGTTTGGGCGCATGTCCGATGCGGATTGCAGGGGTGTCACCCAACATTCGCCGTGCAAGCCCCTCGATCTGCTCTGCGACTTCCTTGGATTGCAAGACATCAATATCAATGCCGATCACCCGGCCTGCGGCAATCCCAACGCCCGCCTCAGGCCAGTCACCCCAGATGTCGACTTCGTTTTCGGTGGTGTCACGCTCACAGTGGCGGCTCCATTTCGGATAGTCATGCCAGGCACCCAAGCGGTACATCCCTGGCTTTTTGCTGGCAGGTTGGATCGGCAGAATGGCATAGCCGCGGTCGATCAGTGTGGCGCCCAGACGCGCCATGTAATTGATAGGGTTCATTCAAACTTTCAAAACGGCGGATCGTCTGCATAGGCAGTACGCAAAAAATCCTGAAAGGCGGTGACCGTGACATCGATCAACGTCGACCACTCTTCCTGGGACCACGTGGCCAGATCGGTCTTGGCAATGGACTCGACATACGCGCCTGCTGAGGTGCTGGCGGCGGCGAGCGCATTGACTTCATGCTTATTGGGGTCAATCATTCCCTTCAACCTTTCTGCAATGTGTTGACAACGCCTGGAACACAACTTGACGGGAGGTGCCACGTCCCGATTGATCCTGGGGCCTGCAAAGACATAGCCCCGGGCATCACGGCGACAGATGGCACACATCACGAGAAGCGCGCTCCCACCACCTCCGTGTACCGGCCAGAGGGACGCACTGCGATGTGAGCGGGGCACTTCAGATTGGCCGACGCCGCCAAAGCTTCATTGACTCCTTTGGGCAGCGGCAGACCGGGTGCACGGTTGGCCCACCAGGTCGCAGCCTTTTGGCGGGGATAGCCCTGGTGCTCGATGCAGACCCACTCACTGTGAGAACTCAGTCCGCTCCAGTAATCCACGCGCATGGACGGTGGTTTGCCTGGCTTGTCATGGCGTGCGTAGCTGACGCGGGTGACTGGCAGCCATTGCGGAGGACCACCGGAGAGAATGTCCAACTCACTGGCACGTGCCTCGAGTTTGACCTGGGGTTCCGGGAAGACATGTCCACAGTCAGGGCATACCCGCACGGCCGCGTGCACGATGCTGTCGCACTGTGGGCAGGGTTTGACGGGCGCCGTTCCGTCTTCGCCGGACTTAGGTGTCTTCGGTTTGATGGCATCAATCGGGCCGTGGCGCGCAATGTTTCCGGCGAAATCCAAGACCAGACAATCGGTCTTGCCCGGTGCCAGGCGGCAACCACGCCCCACAATTTGCACATACAGACCTGCTGATTTGGTGGGACGCACCATGGCAATCAGGTCCACGGCAGGAGCATTAAAGCCCGTGGTTAGCACGTTGGCATTGGTCAGACACTGAATACGGCCCTGTTTGAAGTCGTTGATGATGGCCTCGCGCTGGGCACTGGGCGTATCACCCACGATGGTCTCGCAGGTCACACCGCGCGCACGCACTGCATCGCGCACGTGGTACGCATGGTCCACACCGGCGCAAAAGATCAACCAGCTCTTGCGATTGGCGCCGTACGTCACGATCTCACCGACAGCACTCTGGGTGATTGCGTCCTTGTCGATCGCAGCTTCGAGGTCTTTGGCAATGAACTCGCCGCCACGGGTGCCCACGCCACTGACATCCAGTTGGGTCGCCATGCGCTTGGATGTCACCGGTGAGAGGTACTTCAGATCGATCAATTCACGGACTGATACCTCATAGGCAATGTCGGTAAAGATGGATCCTTCGCCCTGATGCAACATGCCGGAGTCCAGCCGGTACGGCGTTGCGGTCAACCCAATGACCTTGAGCATCGGGTTCAAGCGCTTCAATCCATCCAGAAATTGGCGGTACATGGTGTTGGACGTGCGCGGTATCAGATGCGCTTCATCAATCAGGACCAGATCACACTGCTGCACGTCGTAGACCTTGCGATGGATGGACTGGATCCCGGCAAACAAGATCTGCGCGCGGATCTCACGCTTTTTGAGGCCCGCCGAATAGATGCCAGCGGGCGCTTGAGGCCAGAGCTTCATCAGTTCGGCGTAGTTTTGCTCGATCAACTCGCGCACGTGGGTCACGATCAGAATGCGTTGGTCAGGAAACGCTTTGAGCACACCCTCGACAAAGGTAGCCGCCACCAGGGACTTGCCTCCAGCGGTTGGGATTACCACCAGCGGATTGCCGGTGTCGTCCTGGAAGTAGTTGTAGATGCCCTGGATAGCTGCACTTTGGTAGGGACGCAAAGAATGGGTCATGGTTTCACCTCGTTGTAAAAGTTCGTCTGCTTGTTCAACCCGGCGTCGCGCCAGCGCCCGCCAGGAAATTGGTAATCCACCCAGTCCACACCGGCATCCACCTGCTGGGCTGGCACCAGGGGTGGCAGGTACAGGTGGAACTCGCATGCCAGGCGCTGGTCTGCTTCGCTCAGAGGCTTTTGGTGCCTCTCACACCGCCAGCCACCATCCACTGGCGTGGAATGCAAGCAGGTCCGGCAGTTGACGGCCGCAGCATCTGCGCCATCCGGCCCCGCATGACAGAGCCCAGCGTGATCGCACATGCGGCACTGGTACCAAG